CAGCCATTGTTAATGGTGAACGGTAGAACACAAACTCAGCGCCATCAGTTAGTACAACCGTTTTTTTGACGGGCACTAAATTAGCAGCTTTCTTTAAACGATCTATTGCCCTGATTGCAGTGGATGCCATTAGTTATCAAGCAGTGGTAGAGAAGTCGAATGTAGGTACGCCAGTAGGACGGAAAGTGATTTCTACCATCTGGGCATCATCTGGGTTGATGTTAAGCGTTGCGCTAAGCAGTACAGCATCCATAGCGATGCTGCGGCTAAGTGCTTCGGTTGTGTTTTTGTCGGTGTACAACTTAAACGCTGCGCCTACTTGCTGACGTTGCAAGACGTCTTCTACCATCCTGTTCGATAGTGCGCCGTCTTCGCTGGTTACAAATACAGATGCACTGCCGTTGCCGTCAGCGAATCCAGGGATGTAAGCCTTGAATGGTGCATATTGCCCAGCGGTTTGGCCGATGGTGGTAACGTCAATTTCAGCGCGGCTGATCTCGAAGCTCCAGTTTTGCACTTGGCCTACAGCGGCATAATCAGCGTAAAAAACCTCAAATTTGTTTGGTGCTGCAATAGTGCCATCATCAGTGATTGGCAAAATAGTGCCACCAGCACTGGTTGATACGGTCAATACACCCGTAGCGGCAACATAACTTAATACAAAATAAGTAGTGGCTGAGCTGATTGGTGCGGGCAATGTGCCGGAACCAGCCGCACCGGTTTGAGTGTTTACAACACGGAATTTAACTGGATCGCCTGCCTTAAAATTAAGGTACTGCTCAACGGTAATTTCGTCGTTAGCAACGCTGACGTTGGTCTCGCCAAAATCGCCAATGGTGCCAGCGGGCTTGTAGTAGAGAGCGCCGGACGTGCCGGAAAGAACAGTAACGGCCATGGAAAAAAGGGCAACGGTATGCGGGCGCGGCCCGGCTGTTTATATTCTAACGCGCCAATTCAAATATGCAGTTAGGTGTACACAGAAGCAATAAAACCGCAGCTAAATCTACCTATGTAGTGTGGTAGATCTGCTGGCGCGTCAAAAGTAGGCCCATCGATTTGGTTTACGCGGGCATACACACCTGCGCCCGCTGCGCGTGGAGTCGCGTTTAATGTCTGGAATGCTCCTGTTATTGCAGCAATTATTGTTTGATTGCGAGCCGAACCTTTACCTTTTGGGGTGTGGACACGACAAATAATCGCTCCACGTACATAGTCAAAATCTGCTTTTAGTGCTACTTCTGTTGTTAAGCCAAATGTAATGTTTACCATTACATATTCGCTTGTACTGGTTAGGGTCGATGCAGCTAGGTTGTCGAAGAAGACCGGAACGGCAGGACTTAGTGCTGCACATGCAGTAGCAATTGGTACTTCGTATGCTGCTCGAATTGATTGGTAGTTCATTAGCTAAACCCCGTTGCTTTACCAAAACCTGTTCTAAAGCCTCTAGCTAGATCTTTACTTAGAGCCCCGCCAACACTATATGTAGGCCACCAGTCTTTGGGTGCGGTACTTGTGTTGGGGCCTTTGCTTCCAGTTAATTGACCTCGGGTTGCGTTAGCAGGGCGGTATCCTGTGGTTTGAGGTTTGACTGCCTTACCGTCAGGTCTGTCAGGATCATACACGTAAGGGGTGAGGTCCATAGCCACGTCGGCATGGGGCGCTCCGTTGACGATAGTGTACCAAATTCCTGATGTTTGGAATTTTGTTGCCGGTACATTTCGCAGGTCGTATTTATACAGACCGGATGCCTTGCGGGGGCCACCTGGAGAGTCGCCTTTAGGTACGGCGTACCACGCAGATGAAAACTCCCCGCTATAACCTGGACCTGCTTCTACCAAGCCGTTCATTATTTGGACGCAGGTTGTTCTTGCTGCGCGAATTGTTACATCCTTTAAGTCTTTTACTAAGAATTTAAGATCTCTTGCCATTACTCTGGCCTCGCAATAATGTTGAAAAATATTGGTGCTGCTCCACGGTAGGTTTTGATTTCTATGACTCGTGCTTCACGGCTTATGCTGTTTTCTAAATATTGGATGCGGTCTCGTACTGATGGTTGGTACGCAGGTAATGATGCAGCAGCAATGTAAACTTTCAAATCTCCTACTTGGTATAAATTCTCGTTTTCTTGTTTGTGTACTACGGTTATAATTGCGTTTAATGTTACGTTGGTGTCAGTTACGGTTACTGCGCCGGTTGTAGTATTGTAGCTATCCGTTCCAGCTTTTATGTAGGTGATGGGAATCCCCCACTTGTCAATCAAAGGACTTGGGATAGGACCGAACGTGTCATCTATAGCGGCCATTAGTTTCTATAGGTAGGGATCTGACGCACGTTGGATGCGTTGCGTACCCAGCAACGCAAGTAGCTTTTTAGCCACGGCAACACATCTATAATATTATCCACTGACAAGACCTCATCTGTACCACGGTATTGCACCTTAAGATCCCCTAACTCTACTTTTTCGTACGCTCCAGGGCCTGTTGTGGAGCCGCGCATTAACGTTGGTGTCGTGATTAGTGCTTGTGCTGTTTCCGCAGTTGCTGCTTGGATATCAAGCGGAATGTAAGTTGCATCCGCTTCTACCCCATCACAACTAACATCCGTTCTCGGCCATTTCAATGCTTGCGTTGTGCTGGCGCGGTCACCGTAATATTCCAAACTTTCCAGCCAGCTCGTTGCTGTGATCAATGCTGCTGCTTTGTCGTCGGCAGTTGCTGCTGCCCAGTTTGCATTACCAAGACGATCGCCAAAATATACCGTCGCCGCAGCTACCGTGACATACGAGTTCGAGGTCGTCCCAGCTACAGTAGCGATCAACGTTGGCATGGCGACAGCGGTTTATGTTCTAGTTTAAGCCATGTGCTGCAAATAGCGAGCTGCCTTTAGCGGTAATTCCCTTTTTGTTGGGCGGCTTGTCTTGTCTTGAATGTTTGGGAACGACACATGGTAGATTTTGTGGCCGTCCATTGCTACATCTGCATCTACATCGTGGCGTTGTGACCACGGGGCATCTACCCACCAATGTGCAGTACCATCTGTAATGTAGAATCTTGCAATTTTCATGGCAATCAAAAAAGTTTCTGACACTCTTGAAGCTGATGTGGTTTTAGCTTGTCCACCGGTTCGTCCCATGCCTCGTAAGTGGGAAGATGTTATGCCCCAAATTCAAAAGCTTGTATCCCAGGGTATGTCATACCAGGAGGCTGGTGATACNCTTGAAGTTAGTTATGTNCTTGTTAATCAGTTGGCTCTCCAGTCGTATAAGTCTTCTGTTCATACAGAAGAACTGTTTGAAGTACAAGAAAAGCAACGCCTTGGTTTGGGATAAAAGAAAAGGGGCCGAGTTGGCCCCCTTCTTTACCTATACCCGTTAAGACAATCTATGCGTAAGCAGTGATGTCGAAAGGAGTATTAACCAACATGCGTACCAGTGGTACGTTTTTGGCGTTTGTATAGGCTAACGTCCAACTAGAGATATGGCCTAAGTTGCCAGAAGATGTTGCGTTGGTGGGGTTGTCAGTGCCCTGATTCCACTTGGTTCCTAATACGTGATAACCACAATGGTAATCAACAGCCATCACGTCCTGGAGGGACAAGATGTTGCGGTCGGTTGCAATGCGGAGATCCTGTTGGATACCCTCGGAAATAACGCCGCCCTTAAACAGGTAAACGGGATACTTAACAATGTGAGTGGCAGTACCACCGGTTAAACTGATGAGTTGGTCGTCGATTACAACACGCAGACCAGCAAACTGAGCTACGTCTTCAGCAGTTACACCAACTCCGCCACCGCCCCACACAATAGAACCTGCTGCGGCTAATGCAGAGGTGCTAAAGGTGAGCATCCCAACTTGCTGCAAGTAGGCAGCTACGTTGGAGTGCATTGCAATAACGTCAAGTTCAGAACCGCGCTCACCGAGCTTGGTTTTGGCTTTGATAACGTTTGCAGCGGTCAAGTAGTTGGCTTCAGTTACTGAACCAGGAACGCCTGCAAACGAAGCGTTTACAGTGTTAGCACCGAGTACACCGTCGGAAGCAATAGCGCCAAAAAGACCGCTTAGTTGTGCCAACAATGTGGTGGTCTTTAGCTTGTTGATCGCAGCAGTTAGCTGGTCACGAACATGAGCTAAAGGATCGGCGCCACTGCCGAGTTTGCTGAGGTCGTCTGCGGCATAGGAG